TTACGCTAATTCCGCTTTCTTAGTTGCTAATACTCCAAGTCATGTTGCCAATTCAGCTGCAAGTTATGCTAATTCTGGTTTTGCCGTAGCAAATTCAGCTGCAAGTTACGCCAATTCAGGATTTGCAGTAGCTAATAGTGGCAGTTCTTATGCTAACTCAGCATTTGCTTCTGCTAACAATTCTGCTGGCGTAAATCTAACACAGAATAATAATATTAGTTCTGCTGCCAGTTATGCCAATTCTGCTTACACAAGAGCAAATAATTCATTAAATGCAAACACTGGCGGTTCAATCACCGGTGATATTTCAATAACTGGTAATTTAACTGTAACTGGTAATACAACTTACACCAATACAATCACAGTTTTAATTGGTGACAATATTATTGTATTAAATGCGGATCTTTCACAAGCTGCACAACCAACCGAAAACGCTGGTATTGAAATTGACCGTGGCGCTCAACCAAATTCTTCATTCTTATGGATTGAAACTTCTGGTAAATGGGCAGCAAATAACGGCAATGGTTCTATATTCATAGCGGCTGATTCGGCTGAATCATATGCAAATGGTGCTTTTGCTAAAGCTAATAATGAAGGTGGTGTTAATGCCACACAGAACACCAACATAACAAACGCTGGCACTTATGCTAATGCGGCTTTCTTAGTTGCTAATACTCCAACTCATGTAGCGAATAGTGCTGCTAGTTACGCTAACTCAGCATTTATAGTTGCTAATAACAGTTTAGGTATTGATACTACTCAAAATACCAATATTACAAATGCTGGTACATATGCTAATTCAGCTTTCGCTGCAGCTAATACAGACTTTACAAACATTAGTATTTCACCATCACAAACATATGGTAATTCTGGTTACTATCCTGTAATTACTATATCAGCAAATGGCAGAATTAATGCAGTTTCAACTCAAGTGGTAACTGACCCAAGTGCCATTGCATTTGCAATCGCTTTAGGATAAAAAATGGCAAAACCATCAACTCGTGCTGAACTAAAAGAATACTGTTTAAGAAAACTTGGTAAACCTGTCATTGAAATCAATGTGGATGATGACCAAGTAGATGACCGTATTGATGATGCTTTAAGTTATTTTGAAGATTATCATTTTGACGGTACTGAAAAAATTTACATGAAACATCAACTTACGGCTGAAGATATTAATCGCCGTTGGATTTATGCACCAGATGCGGTTACATTTGTAACAGGTGTTTTTCCATTTGATGATTCTAATGCTTCCATTAATATGTTTGACTTGCGTTATCAATTACGCTTGCATGACCTCTATGACTTTACATCGGTATCATATGTGTCATATGAAATTACCATGCAACATTTGAGAACTTTACAACTACTATTTTCTGGTACACCACAGTTTAGATTTAATCGCAAACAAAACAAAGTATTCCTTGATATAGATTGGGTAAGAGATGTTCAACCAGGAAACTATGTTGTTATTGAATGTTACCGAACATTAAACCCACAAACAATTACTCTAACAGGTACTTGTGCAACAACAGCTAATGCAAACACCGTGGTTGGAACAGGTACAATATTTGACCAACAATTATTAGAAAATGATTTTGTTACTTTTGGTACAGAAACATTACAGATTGATAAAATTAATTCGCCAACATCTATTACAGTTCGTGGTCCATTTACAACTACGCAAACTGGTGCAACAATGACCGCTGCTGGTTATTCAGATGTTTGGAATGATAGATTCTTAAAGAAATATGCTACTGCATTAATTAAACTTCAATGGGGTAATAATTTATCCAAATTTGCTGGCATACAAATGCCTGGTGGTGTAACACTTGATGGTGTTCGCATTATGACCGAAGCTCGTGAAGAATTAGAAAAACTAGAAGAAGAAATGCAAATTATTAATGTATTGCCTTCAGAAATTATGATGGGTTGATAATGAATGTCTACCAACTTTTACTTTAATCCTTTTCCAATAAATCAAATCACCAGCGAGCAATTGCTGGTGGAAGACCTTGTCATTGAGGCCATGCAAATCTATGGCATGGATATTTTTTATATGCCAAGAAGTTCTCGTGATTCAGTAGATTTATTGTATGGTGAAGATACATTAAAAACATACACCTCAGCATATGCACTTGAAATGTACCTTGAAGATGTTACAGGCATGGAAGGTGAAGGTGATTTTATGTCCAAATTTGGGCTTGAAATCCGAGATGAATTAACATTTTTGGTTTCTCGCCGTAGGTTTGCATTTACTGTAAATCAACTTCGACCAAATGAAGGCGATTTAATTTATGTTCCTATGTTGCAAAATTTCTTTGAAATTACTTTTGTAGAACATGAAAATGGTCAGGCCATGTATTACACATTAGGTCGTGGTCGTGGCGGTAATGTTTATGTGTATGCATTGAAATTAAAACAGTTTGTATTTTCTAATGAAGTTGTTGAAACAGGTAATGCTGAAATTGATGGTCAAATCAGAGATGCATACCCACGCACACGCCTTACACTAAACGCTGGTGGTTCAGGTGCATTTGTTAATGATGAAATTGTGTTTGTAAGTCCTGATACCACTTATGCCAATGCTACCGCACAAGCTCTTGTCCATGATTCTGTAACTGGTAGTTCCGTTGATGTTTATAGAGTTAGAGGAACATTTACTACTGGTACATTAAGAGGTAAAACTAGTGGTGCAACATGGACATTAAATACTGTTTCTGACACCTCAACAATGGATAATGCTTTTGAAGATGTAATTGATAATAATCGTATTGAAAATGAGTCTGATGCCATTATAGACTTTACAGAACATAATCCATTTGGTGAGGCATAATGCTAGGCAACGCACATTTTTATAACCGAACCATTCGCAAAGTTGTTGTTGCGTTTGGTTCTATGTTCAATGACATTCTTTTGACCCGCTATTCAAAAGATGGGTTGACAGCATATGAAATTACCAAAGTGCCTCTATCATATGGTGCAAAAGAAAAATACTTAGTTCGTTTACAATCTGATCCAACTCTTACAAAGTCTATTGCGACAACCGTACCTCGTATGAGTTTTGATTTGGTTGGAATGACATACGACACCACAAGAAAACAACAAACTACATTACAAAATTTTGGCTTTAGTTCTGGTTCTTTTAGAAGCCAATATGTTCCAATTCCATATAATTTTGATTTTAATCTATCAATCTATGTGAGAAACACAGAAGATGGCACACAAATACTAGAACAAATATTGCCATTTTTCACGCCAGATTTTACAGTAACTATTGATTTCATCAAAGAGATGGATCAAAAGTATGATATGCCTGTCATTCTTAACTCAGTAAGTCCTGAAGTTGATTATGAAGGCGACTTTATGAATACTCGGTTAATTATTTGGAATCTCACATTTACCGCCAAAGGTTACATTTGGCCTCCAGTATCTGCCAACAACTCTAGTAAATATATCACTCAAGCCAATACAAACATATATACCGATTCTACTAATTTGGATGCACAAAAATTATATGTCAATATGGCAACAGGCTTTGGTGTATATACCACAGGTGAAGATGTTAGAGTTGAAAAAAGAGGTGTTACAGGAAAAGTATTATACTTTAGTAATACTGCGGATGGAACATTAGTATTGACAAACTTGAATAAGAAAGTTCAAGCAAATGATAAAGTAACTGGAGTGTATTCTAATTCAACATTTACGGTTACAAGAATAGATACTTCACCAACAAAAGCGGTGGCAATCGTAGTAACGCCAAATCCACCAACAGCAAATGGAAATGGCCCATATGGATTTGAAGAAACATTTACTGAATGGCCTGATACATTATGAAAAAATTAAACGACAATTTATCTGAGATTTTTGATATTGAACCAATGGAACAACCAGAGGTTTTGCCTGCGGTTAAACCAACCACAGAGTTAGTTGCCTCTGATGAAGTAGAAACTGACGCAGCTTTAGCAAGAAAGAACATTAAAGGTTTACTAGATAAAGGTGGTGCAGCCATAGATAATCTATTGTTAGTTGCACAAGAATCTGAGCACCCACGAGCATATGAAGTTGCCGCTAATTTTATTAAAACTTTAGGCGATTTAAATAAAGACTTGTTAGAGATTCAAAAACAAAAACAAAGTTTACGGCCAATTGAAGTAAACAACCAGTCTATTAATGTAGAGAAAGCAGTATTTGTTGGCTCTACCGCAGAATTACTTAAACAAATAAGAGAGAATAAATAATACCATGGAACAATTAATTGAACAAATGAAAACAATTTTAGGTACAACCTTTGGGTTGTATTTTAAGGCACACTCATACCATTGGAATATTGAGGGTCCAGATTTTGCACAGTATCATGGATTTCTAGGTGATTTTTATGAATCTGTATATGCCAATGTTGACCCAATCGCAGAACATATTCGTGCCTTAAATTCATATGCACCAGTATCACTAAGTAGAATGTTAGAACTATCTGATATTGAAGAAACAGATACCATTCCATCAGCATTAACAATGTTGTCGAATTTAAAAAATGATAATGAAAGATATATGATGCATTTGCGTGCTGGTATTGCCGCAGCTGAAGGTGCAAATGAACCAGCCGTTGGTAACTTTCTACAAGACATTTTAGACCAACACCAAAAACATGGTTGGATGTTAAGAAGTTTTACAAAATAATTGAATGAATAATAATGGATACAACGGAAATTCCAGTCTAAAGCGTGCAGGTATAGAACTACCCTATACCGAAAAAGAAGTTTTAGAGTTAGCAAAGTGTGTTGAAGATCCAATTTATTTTATTGATAACTATTGTTACATAGTTACACTAGACCATGGTATTCAACCATTTAAACTTTACGATTGCCAAAAAGAAAAAGTAGAAACCATCCATAAAAACCGCAAGGTAATTATTATGGAAGGTCGTCAGCAAGGTAAAACTACTGTTGCGGCTGCATACATTTTATGGTACACATTATTCCAAGAATCCAAAACTGTTGCTATTCTTGCAAACAAAGCATCTACTGCTCGTGAGATAATGTCCCGTTATCAGTTGATGTTTGAACATCTTCCACCATGGATGCAACAAGGTGTTAAAACATGGAATAAAGGTGATGTAGAATTAGAAAATGGTTCGGTCGTTTTTACAGCGGCAACAACTGCAGCTGGTATTCGTGGTAAATCTGTTAACTTATTGTATATTGACGAAGCTGCAATTATTCCAAATACAATTGCAGACCAATTTTTTACTGCGGTTTATCCAGTTATCTCTGCCGGTCAAACGACAAAGATTTTAATCACTTCTACACCACTTGGTTATAACCATTTTTGGAAGTTTTGGAATGATGCTGTGAATAAAGTGAATGACTTTGTTCCAATGTTTATTCCCTACAATCGTATTCCAGGCAGAGATGAGGCTTGGGCATTAGAACAAAGACGGCAACTTGGCGAACTTAAATATAACCAAGAGGTTCTCTGTAAGTTCCTTGGGTCAAGTTTAACTTTAATTGATTCGTCCACGATTGAATATATGTCGACCTGTCCTACGGTGTATTCAAAAGACGGACTCGACCTAT